AGATAATGGCAAACACTTCCGGCTCTTCCTCGTTTAACCTTGACCTGACTGAGTTGGTCGAGGAGGCGTTTGAACGCGCCGGTAGCGAGATGCGTACCGGCTATGACCTGCGGACTGCTCGCCGTAGTCTGAACATCATGTTCGCTGATTGGGCCAATCGTGGCATCAACATGTGGACGATTGAGCCGGGCACCATCACTTTTGTGCAAGGACAGAATACTTACGCTCTGCCATCTGACACTATTGACTTGCTTGAGCATGTCATCCGCACTGGGGGTAACGCAGCGTCTACGCAGGCAGACTTGACGATCACCCGGATCAGCGTATCAACCTACGCCACGATTCCAAACAAAATCCAGCAGGCGCGGCCCATCCAGATTTGGATTCAGCGGTACAACGCACAAAGCTCGCCCACTGGTCTGACGCTGAACGGCACCATCACTGCGACGGACACAACAATCACCCTCAGTTCTACTGTGGGCCTACCCGCATCTGGCTTCATCAAAATTGACAACGAAACCATTAACTACGGCTACATATCAGGGAATACCCTAAACAGCTGTTTCCGTGCTCAAAATAACAGCACCGCAGCCGCGCATACCACTGCTACAGCCGTGTACTGGGAGCAGCTGCCCGCCGTCACTGTCTGGCCAACGCCTGATGGGTCACAGACTTACGAATTGGTTTATTGGCGTCTGCGCCGTACTCAGGATGCTGGCGGCGGTGTCAACGTCATGGACGTTCCATTCCGGTTTGTGCCTTGCATGGCAGCGGGCTTGTCGTATTACCTAGCGGGCAAGATTCCTTCAGGGTTTGAGCGTCTGCCTATGCTTAAATCTCAGTATGACGAGGCTTGGCAGAATGCCGCCGGTGAGGATAGTGAAAAAGCTGCGGTGCGATTTGTGCCGCGCCAGATGTTTATAAACTGATATGGGTAATAGGTTTGCCAGCGGTAAGAACGCGATTGCAGAGTGTGACCGCTGCGGGCAGCGTTTTAGTTTAAAGGTGCTGCGGAAAGAAATTATAAAGACTAAGACGTACAATTTGCTTGTATGTCCTGAGTGTTGGGACCCAGATCAACCGCAGCTTCAGTTGGGTATGTATCCAGTTGATGATCCGCAGGGCTTGCGTGATCCGCGCCCAGATCGTAGCTACGTGGCTTCGGGGCTTTTGGCAAATGGTAGTCCGGGTGAAGGTAGCCGGAACATCCAGTGGGGCTGGTACCCAGTGGGCGGCTCTAGGTTTTTTGATGATGCGCTGACGCCAAATCTCTTGGCTTTAGGCGTACAAATTGGTACAGTTACGGTTACCACTTAAGGAGTTGAAGATGGCTAAATTTAGCAAAAAGATTGGTGGCAAAGAAGTTGGTGATGCCAGCGTCTATGCTAAGCCGCACACCATGACCGGTAAACCCGTAGTTGCGGAAACCAACCCGGGCAAGATGCCGAACCACAGCAAGTTGGACACCTACAACGTGAGCATTGGCGCTGTTAGCAAGTCTGCCGGTAACCAACCAACCAAAACTTCGGGTATCAAAATCCGTGGCACTGGCGCAGCCACCAAGGGCCTAATGGCTCGTGGCCCAATGGCGTAAAACATGACGTATACCGAGCTTGTAGCGGCGATCCAGTCGTACACGGAGAATCAGTTCCCAGCCACATATCTGGCGGACAACACTACCGTGTCCAGCACAACTCAGATTAACACTCTGATTGAGCAGGCCGAGCAGCGCATCTACAACTCGGTGCAGTTCCCGTCGATCCGCAAGAATCAGTACTCATTGATAACGGCCAACAACAAGTACGTGTCTCTACCGAACGATTTTTTGGCTGTGTACTCGTTGGCCTTGGTGACGGGCGTTACTGGCGCAAATTTAGACACTGGCACGTTTGAGTATTTACTCAACAAGGACGCAAACTTTATCCGTCAGGCGTACCCAACTCCAAATTCTACGGGCGAGCCAAAATATTACGCGCTGTTTGGCCCAACAATCGTCAGTTCAGCAATTACAAACGAGCTATCAATTATTCTCGGCCCAACGCCAGATGCCGCGTACTACGTGGAATTGCACTATTACTACTATCCCGAGTCCATTACAACCGTTGCCTCTGGACAGACATGGTTGGGCGACAACTTTGATACGGTCTTGCTGTATGGCAGTTTGGTCGAGGCGTACACGTACATGAAGGGTGAAGCAGACATCATTGGTTTGTACGACACCAAGTACAAAGAGGCGCTGGCTCTGGCTAAACGTCTGGGTGACGGCATGGAACGCCAAGACGCATACCGTAGTGGTCAATATAGACAGGCAGTCACATGACCATAGCTCAGACATCCACAACCAGCTTCAAGGTGGAACTGCTTCAGGCGGTTCATAACTTTGGCCCAACAACGCCAGACACTTTTAAGATTGCCTTGTACACAGCGGAGTCGGATATCGGCCCCGCTACAACTGCATATACAACGGCCAACGAAGTGGTTGGCACTGGTTACACGGCTGGCGGCAATACACTGGTTATTTCGACCAGCCCCACCTCGGGCAACAGTACCGCAAGTATTCCAACCGCGTTCGTTAGTTTTTCCAATACATCTTGGGCAAGTTCAACTATTACAGCTCGCGGCGCTCTGATCTACAACAGTACACAGGGTAACAAGTCCGTGGCGGTGCTGGATTTTGGTGCAGATAAGACTACAGCCAATGCTACTTTTTTAATCACTTTCCCAGCCGCAGACGCTTCCGGCGCAATTGTGCGAATTTCATAAGGATCAATATGCTTGTAACCACAACAAAAGGCGACATGGACGATTCTCTGCTTGAAAAGCGGGACGGCACAGTGGATAATGACAACGAACTCACAACATGGGTTGAGTACTGGTTAGAGGGTGAGCTTGTTCACCGTTCTGCCCATGTGACCCTGAAAAAAACAGCCGTCTTTGGTGGCGGCGAAACAGCTTCTTTTGCTTAAAGGATAAATCATGGCCAACACCCAATCAATGTGTACTTCTTTCATGGGCGAGTTAATGACTGCGACTCATAATTTTGGTACTGCACCAACCCGTGGAACGAGCGCAACCGACTCCTTTAAAGCGGCTTTGTATTTGGCATCTGCTACTTACAACGCATCTACTACGGCATATTCGGCAACTGGAGAAGTCTCTGGTGCTGGGTACACCGCAGGAGGTGTAGCGGTCACGGCTGCAACTCCTCCTACAGCGACCAACGCCTCTACTACGGCGGGCGTAGCGTTTTTTACTCCTTCTGCCAGCTTGACTTACACCTCGGTGACTTTAGCCACAGCTTTTGATGCGGTGTTAATTTATAACTCTTCGCAGAGTAATAAAGCGGTTTCTGTTCATACCTTTGGTAGTCAGACCATTACTGCGGGCACGTTCACTTTAACGATGCCAGCCAACACCACATCAACCGCGTTACTGCGTCTGGCAACAACCTAAGCGGAGGCGGCGTAAGCCGTAGACCATGTTTGGTATCTCCGCATATGCACAGGCCCCGTTTGCGTCATTAGGGGAAAACACAGTTGTTGTTGCCCTGACGGGTGTAGTTGCGACTGGTGCGGTTGGAACGGTAGAGGCTGTTAAGGCTTTTGCTCTTACAGGCAATGAGGCAACGGGTACTGTTGGGTCTGTAACAGCAGAAATCACTGTCGCTCTTACGGGCGTATCTGCAACTGGCAGTGTTGGCTCTGTTACGCAAAGTCAAGCCGTAGATTTAACTGGTGTTTTATCTAACGCAGACGTTGGTGCTGTAGACGAAACCAACTTTCCATTAATAGTGGGTGTTCACGCTAGCGGGGCTACAGGTACACTCACCCCAGAGAAGATATTTGCGTTAACAGGCGTTCAAGCGGACGGCGCAGTAGGCACGGTTGTTCCTAGTATCACAGTTGCCCTGTTAGGGGTTGAGGCGTCTGGTCTTGTTGGTACGGTAATTTACAACGAGTCGGATGCGACATCCGGCGATGTGGCGATAGGCGAAGTTGGTTCGGTAGCCCCTGTAATCTCAGTTGCGTTGACGAGTGTCACGGCTTCTGGGGCGGTCAGTGCTGTTGATTACGCGCAAGTTGCTCCGCTAACTACGAACTCAGCGTCTGGTTCGGTTGGATCAGTTGGAGTTTTAAAGTCTTTTGCCTTGTCAGGTGTATCCGCTTCTGGCTCGGTTGGAACTGTGGTTCCTGTTTATTGGATATTAGTAGATGACAGCCAGACCCCAAACTGGCAAAATGTAAACGACTCTCAATCTTCTAGCTGGGCCTTAGTGAACACCGCAGAGACATCCAGCTGGGCGTTGGTTGAAACAGATTAAGGACAAATATGGCTCTCGTACTTGCAGACCGGGTAAAAGAAACGACCACAACGGCTGGTACGGGAACAGTGACGCTGCTCGGCGCATCAACCGGGTTTCAGTCTTTTGCAGTGATTGGAAACGCAAACACAACGTACTACACGATTGCAAGCCAAAGTGGGTCGGAGTGGGAAGTTGGGATCGGTACTTACACATCGTCAGGAACACTCTTAGCCCGTACAACGGTTCTGTCAAATAGTTCCGCTACACAGCCATCAGCACTTAGTTTTAGCGCGGGCACAAAAGATGTTTTTGTAGCTTACCCTGCCGAATACTCGGTCACTAACGACCCACCTACGCAGAACATCCTTGACCAAGCGTACTTTCTTTCTTTTATGATGGGCTAATATGGCAACCTACACCAATATTTCATATGTAGCCAAGAATGTTGGCACATCTGCTTCTACCCTAGTTACGGTATCTGCTTCCACTACGGCGGCTGTAGCCAGTCTGGTGGTGGCTAACACTTCCGTTTCCCCTATTACCTGTGATGTGTACTTCACTCGGTCTGCGGTGGACTACTACTTGGTCAAAACGGCTACCGTCCCTGTGGGCGGTTCGCTAGAGGTAATTCAAGGTAACAGGATTGTGTTGATTGCGTCAGATGCGCTAAAGGTGGTATCAAGCGCGGCAACATCGGCTGACGTAGTGGTTTCTGTCTTATTGGCGGCATAACATGGCTTTTATAGGCAACACTCCCACGCAGCAGGCGTTTACGCCAGCCATTGATTACTTCAATGGTAATGCCTCTGCCACGTCATTCACGCTGTCTCGCCCCGTTGCGTCTGTGGCGCAGGTACAGGTAACTATTGATAACGTAGCCCAGAATCCTAGTTCTGCTTACACGGTCAGCGGTAACACAATCACATTTACCTCTGCTCCGTTGCTTGGGACTAACAACATCTACGTGTACTACACAAGCCCCATTACTCAGGTCATTACAACTGGTACTGAATTACCAACGGTAGCTACGCCAACCAACGTAACACCTGCTCAAGGGGCGACTTCCGTATACGACCCTATAGCTATGACGGGCACAGCATACTATGCGTTATATGCGTACCCACAAAACAGCAGTCAATGGCAAATATCTACAAGCCCCATTTTTGCTACAACGGCTTACGATAGCGGCGATCAAGGCGCAGTAATTACTTTTACTAAACCGTTTGGAAGTATAAGTACTAATACTTTGTACTATTGGAGGGTACGGTATAGGAATGCCGTCACTAGTGTTTGGTCAAACTGGTCTTCCCCAACTTCGTTTACTACAGCTACATCGTTTGACTATGCAGTTCAATACCTTGTTGTTGCTGGAGGTGGCGGTGGTGGCGCTGGTCAAGGTGGTGTTGGGGCAGCGGGCGGCGGTGGTGCTGGTGGACTTAGGACTGCATCTGGTTTTTCTGTTTCGCCGGGTTCTGTTGTAACTGTTACTGTTGGTGCTGGTGGCGCAAACTCTACGGCGGGTAATAATTCTGTATTTTCAACCATTACTTCAACAGGAGGTGGGCGTGGAGGAGGCGCTTCTGGTGCAGCAACTACTGGTGGCTCTGGTGGCGGCGGTAGGGGTAATAGCGGGGCAGGAGCCGCAGGTACAGCCGGACAAGGTACTAGTGGAGCTTCATCAGGTGGTTCATATGGTGGTTGCGGTGGCGGCGGTGCTTCCGTTGCTGGTACAGCTAACAGCGGCTATTCTGGTGGAGCAGGGGGAAGCGGAACAGCTTCTTCCATAACAGGCTCTAGCGTAACTTACGGAGGTGGCGGTGGCGGCGCTGCTAATGATAATAATAGTGCTGGTGCTGCGGGTGCTGGTGGTGGAGGTGTTGGCGGCGTTAATACTGGAGCAGGCAATCCCGGAACTGCCAATACTGGCGGCGGTGGCGGCGGTGGAGGTCAGGGGTCAGGTATAGGCGGAGCAGGCGGCGCAGGCGGTTCTGGTGTTGTAATTATTTCTGTACCCACTGCAAACTATTCTGGCACAACAACAGGTTCACCAACAGTGACAACAAGTGGCTCAAACACTATCTTGAAATTCACAGCCTCTGGCACTTACACAACATAAGGAAATCACATGTCACATTTTGCAAAAGTAGTAGACGGCACGGTCACACAAGTTATTGTTGCTGAACCTGAGTTCTTCCAAACCTTCGTGGACTCAAGCCCCGGTGAGTGGTTTCAGACTTCATACAACACCTACGGCGGTCAGCATCGTAACGGCGGTACTCCATTGCGTAAAAACTACGCAGGTATTGGTTACTCCTACGACCGCACAAAAGACGCATTTATCCCACCAAAGCCATTTGCAAGCTGGGTGCTAAACGACGATACTTGCCTATGGAGCGCACCGACACCGATGCCAACAGACGATAAGGTCTACGAGTGGGATGAGACAACTACGTCTTGGAAAGAAGTAACAAGGGCTTAATATGGCTATCAGCACAATAAGTCAGGCAGGTTTAAACGCACCAATAACTTTAACCAGCCCTGTAATTGCTGGTACGCCTACAGGCGTGGGTGTTCTTACATCTGGAACTGCTGTTGCATCCACATCAGGTACTTCGATTGACTTCACCAGTATCCCTGCTTGGGTTAAGCGCATTACTGTGATGTTAAACGGCGTTTCAGTAAGTGGTACAGGCAATTTAAGTATTTTGATTGGGCCTGTTGCTGGAGTTGAATCTACGGGGTATGTCGCTAATTCTGTATCTATTTTAACTTCAACGCTGGCTAATTATAATACCACAACTTCATTTTTATTATCAGGAAATAATGCTGCCGCTGCAACATATCAAGGTTCAGTAATTCTTACAAACTTATCTGGAAATGTTTGGACTGCACAAGGCGCTTTATCAAGACTTGGTGATTTTGGTTATAGCTATTTAATTAGCGGTTCAAAAACATTGGCTGGCGTATTGTCTATTGTCAGAATAACTGGTAACGGCACAGACACCTTTGACGCTGGCTCAATCAACATCTTGTACGAGTAACCTATGTCATACATCGGCAACACCCCAACTTCAATTGCATTTCTGACGGATACGTTCAGCGGGGATGGAACAACTGTAGGCTACACCATGACGGTGGCCCCTGCCAACACGTCTTCAATCATTGTTGCTGTAACGGGCGTACTCCAAGACCCAAGTACATACTCTGTATCAGGCACAACCCTGACCTTCTCAGCCGCTCCACCAAGCGGTACAAGCAACATCAGCGTCAGATACCTTGGCATCCCAGCCAGCGGCGTGACGACTACAGCCTACAGAACCGTAACGAACTTCACGGCGACAGCGGGCCAGACATCATTCAGTGTTCCTTCCTACACCGTTGGCTACATCGACGTTTACAGGAACGGGGTACGGCTAGTAAATAATGGAACTGACTTTGTAGCCACCACAGGCACAACGGTAGTCCTAAACAATGCCTGCACAGTAGGAGACAGCGTAGTCACAGAGAGCTTCTTGGTAAGTTCGGTGCTGAATGCCATCCCCGCCACTGCGGGTGCGGTGAACTCAACTTACATTGCTGCTGGCGCAGTGGGTACAACTCAAATTGCTGCAAGCACAACACTAACAACCCCAAAAGTGACAACAACCATTGGTGTTGGTAACGCTACTCCATCAGGTTCCGGTTCGGGCATTACTTTCCCTGCAACCCAATCAGCATCATCTGACGCAAACACGCTAGATGATTATGAGGAAGGGACTTGGACACCTACATATGTTTTTTCTGGTGGGAATGGAACTGCTGCATTCAGTCTTACAGCAGCAACATACACAAGAATGGGGAATATGGTGTTATTAAATCTTTATTTTAATTTTACAAAGGGCACTGCAAGTGGTAATTTCACAGTAACTGGAGTACCTTTTGGTGCAAGCGCACTTTCGCCGTGCGCAATTGTTTTTGATGGTGGCGGCGCAGCTTCAAATGTAGTTACTTCGGAAATTTCAGTATCTACAATATTTTTTTATGTTACACCGCAATCAACTTCTTATTCATCGCAGTTGACCGCAGCTCAAATGAACGCTGGCCCGTATACAAGATTAACTTGTAGTTATAGAGTAGCTTAATTAACTAACGTGGATTTGTTAGCCGGACATAAAAAAGGAATAAATATGGCACTCACAGAAACCAAGGTCGTTGACCAAATTACAGTCACCGAAAACGGTATAGTCTTGTATCGGGAAGCAACACGCATACTAAAAGATGGTGAGCAGATAGCACAGACATATCATCGTACAAGCCTAACACCAGCACAAGACTTAACAGGTCAACCAGCCAATGTAGTGGCAATATGTAATGCCGCATGGACAGATGAAGTCGTAGCCGCATACCAAGCCCAAATTGCCCAGCAGGTAATAGCATGACATTCGCAGTAAACATCGCCCAAGGCGGCTCAAATAACACAACGATGCGTAACCGCATCATCAACGGCGCAATGGTGATTGACCAGCGTAATGCGGGGGCGAGTGTTAGCGCTACCACTTCAGCATATTCTGTTGATAGGTGGCTTCCTTATGCGGGTCAAACATCAAAAATGACTGCCCAGCAAAACGCGGGTTCAGTAACTCCGCCAGCAGGATTTGTAAATTATTTAGGGATTACATCCTCTTCTGCTTACAGTGTACTTTCTTCAGACATTTTTGGAGTATTCCAGTATATTGAGGGTTATAACGTCGCAGACTTGGGGTGGGGGTCTGCAAACGCACAGCCAATTACATTATCATTTTGGGTGCGTTCTAGCTTAACTGGTACTTTTGGCGGGGCTTTGCGTAATTCTGCTGCTGACAGAAGCTATCCTTTTACATACACCATTTCTTCAGCAAACACATGGGAATACGAAACAATAACTATTCCCGGTGATACATCAGGAACTTGGCTAACAACTAATGGAGTTGGTATTAGACTTCAGTTTGGATTAGGTGTTGGTTCAACTTTTAGTGGAACTGCTGGAGCGTGGGCCGCTGGTAATTTTATTTCAGCCACGGGCGCGGTCAGCGTAGTCGGCACATCAGGCGCAACCTTCTACATCACAGGCGTACAGCTAGAAGCAGGTACAACAGCATCCCCATTTGAGTACCGTCTGTATGGTACGGAGTTGATGCTGTGTCAGCGGTATTATTGGCAAGGTTTAGGTGTTTCGTCATATAACGGAACTGCGGCCACAATTGCTTTGGCATCTTCTAACTTTTGGGGGCAACAAATGAGAACTACTCCAACAGTTAGTGTGGCAACAGGAGGCGTTCTTGAAACTCGATCGCATGGGGTTTTAACATATGCCGCATCAGTTGCAAGTGGTGCGTACTACACACCAAACACCATAACGGCATCTGCGGAGCTATAAATGTACAAACTACATCCTTCAAACAATGAAATAATAATGCGTGTTGCAGACAACGCCTTCATCCCCTTCGACCCCGCCAACACAGACTACGCCGAGTACCTACGCTGGCTTGCTGAAGGCAACACACCAGAGCCAGCAGAGGAGAACCAATAATGGCTTTAACACAAGTAGCAGGTGGACTGATAGCCTCTGGGCAAACAATAACCAGCCCAACCCTTTCCAGTCCAACAATTAACGGGACTCCAGTAATGGGCGCAAGCGTGATTACGTCTGGCACTGCTGTTGCGTCTACTAGCGGTACAAGCATTAACTTCACCAGCATCCCATCATGGGTTAAGCGGATTACTGTGATGTTTCTGGGAGTTAGCACTAGCGGGACAAGCAACTACCTTATTCAGGGTGGTGCAGGTTCGATTGAGAACACCACCTACGTCTCCAATGCAAACACAAATGCAAATATTGCTGGAAGCACCATAGGTTTTATCCTAACTGGAGCGGGTAGTGCTGCTGACAGTCAGCAGGGTACTTTCACGATGGTCAGCATGGGTGGCAACAAATGGACTTCCTCGCATACGTTATGCAGAAGTGACTTAGCAGCGACCACTTACGGAGCCGGAACTAAGACATTCTCAGGAACCCTTGACCGCATCCGCATCACCACTGTAAACGGCACAGACACCTTCGATGCTGGCTCCATAAACATCTTGTACGAATAATGTTCGGAATAGCAGCGTTTGCCCAATCGTCCTTTGCCTCGCTTGGCGGGACGGCATTCGTTCTATCCATCTCTGAAGACATTGCCTTAACCGACTTTAGCGCCCAAGCGTCTGCATTTCTGCAATCCGTCACCGAGCCAATCGGGGTAGACGACGTTGACAACGACGCAGGGACTAATTACTTTGGCAGCGTTACAGAGACAATCACGCTGGACGACTTCAGCGCACAGGCATCTGCGTTCCTGCAATCTATAGCAGAAGACATAATCCTTTCGGACAGCCAAGCAGTATTTGCCGACTTTGCTGTATCCCAGACAGAAGACATCGTCCTCGAAGACAGCCAAGCCGTTTACACAGCTATGCTAAATGACCGTGCAGAACCGTTTACCGTGGAAGACAGCAACACCCAGCAGTCTGCGTTCCTACAGAGCATTACAGAACCAATCGCCGTAGACGATATACGGGCTATGACGGCGCAGTTTGCCTTGGCTATTTCCGAAGCTATTACGCTAGAGGAAGCTAAAGCCATTGCCGCCCAGTTTGCAGCCAACATTACCGAAGACATTACGGTTGCTGAAGCCATCACCATCATTTCTGTGTTCTTCTTGGACGTTACAGAGAATTTTGGCGTAGATACCACCCAGACCGCCATCCTTGAGTTTTACCTTGCCATCATTGAGAACATCAGTATTGAGGACGTACCAGCCGTCCAAGCTGCGTTCCAAGCTGCCATTGCCGAAAACATCAATTTGCTGGACAATACAGAGGTAGCGGGCTGGATTAAAATTATCGACGACCAGACGGCGAACTGGGCGGTAATCAATAACCCTGAAACAGCAAATTGGGCCACGTTAAGCACTACCCAAACTGTGGACTGGGCGGTAATCAATAACCCTGAAACAGCAGGCTGGACGGCAGTGGATACAACGGATTCCGCAGGCTGGACACCCATAGACAACTTACAGTAAAGGTAAACCATGTCAAGTACATATTCAACCAACCTAGCCCTTGAGCTTATTGGAACAGGCGACCAAGCGGGTAACTGGGGGTCAACGACCAATACCAACCTTGGAACGCTATTGGAGCAGGCGGTTTCTGGCTATGTAACGCAGGGCGTTAGCACTGGAACAGATACTACGCTGGCTATGACTAATGGCGCTTCTGCCACTGCGCGTAACATGTTTATTGAGTTGACCGGCACAGGCGGAGCAAGCACTAACTTAATCGTGCCAGCTAACAAAAAGCTGTACTTTATATACAACAACACCACAGGCGCTGTTACGGTCAAAGTTACAGGACTGACCGGGGTTTCAGTTCCAGCCGCAGCCAAGATGGTGCTTGCATCTAACGGCACAGATATTGTGACGGCTACCAACTATATGGCAGGCGCTACGTTTCCAAGCCCTACGCTGACAGGAACTCCTGTTGCACCAACAGCGTCTTTTGGGACTAATACAACTCAAATAGCTACGACAGCGTTTGTTCAGGCTGCGCTTCAGGCACTGCACCCCGTTGGTTCTATTTACACCAGCACATCTGCCACCAATCCGGGCACATCTTTCGGGTTTGGCACTTGGGTGGCGTTTGGCGCGGGGCGCGTTTTAATTGGTGATGGCGGAGGGTATGCTGCGGGGGCTACGGGCGGCTCTGCTGATGCGATAGTTGTAACGCACAACCATACAGCAACGGTTACAGACCCCGGACACTTCCACAATTACGATTATGTAAGTTTTCCTGTCCAAGCAAACCAATGGGTAGGCTATGCCTCAGACCCCGGCCCAACTTATACATCAACACCAACAACAACTAAAACTACGGGTATTACAGTCGCAAACACTTCCGCTGGCGCATCAGGTACAAACGCCAATTTGCAGCCATACGTTGTTGTTTATATGTGGAACCGGACTGCATAATTTATGGACGCGCTGCCCATCACTAGCAGAGGCTGAAGGTGATAGATGTCGCTTCAGCACAAATACCTTGGCCCAACACCGAGACAAAAATCGTGTTGGTATGCCGTGTTGTGCTGCCGAGTGAGAAGTACGGAGCGAATGAATTTTTAGATAAAGACGGAAGGGTGTGCCGCTGGGTTCTGGAAGTCAAAAATGATCGACCCAATTAGCGCATTTGCCATAGCCCAAGGAGCCATTAAAGGTATTCAGGCCGCAATAAAAATGGGTAAGGATGTCCAAGGAATCACGAATGACGTGATGAAGTTTTTTGACGCAAAGGAAAAGGTAGCCAAGGAAGCGGTTAAAGACCCAAAGAAGAAATACAGTTCGGACACCAGCCAAGCTATGAGTACTGTCATGCAACTGCATGAATTAAACAAAGCTGAGGAAGAATTGAAGTGGCACTTCATCAACCAAGGCCACAGCCAGCTTTGGAGTCAGATTCTGCTTGAGCGCAACAGCATAGTGCAGCGTAGGCGAACGCAAGAGATATTGGATGCTAGGGCGGCTAAGAACCGCAAGCAAGAGATAGACGAAGCCATCACGATGGGATTGTGCATACTGGTGGCTGCGGCCATCTTTATCTTAGTGGCTTGGGGTGTAATTGCAATGAAAGGGAAGCTATGAGCGAAGGAACGTTAAACGCTAATTCAACCCTTGACAAAGTTCTTGGGTATGTAGATTCGCCGTTTAAACTTGCCGCCATTCTTGTCATGGGCGTGGTTGCTTTCGCTGGTTATTTTGTGTACACAAACCAAGACCTACTTATTGGGGCTTACAAAGAATCCAAGAAGATACCCAGCATTGCCGAGGACCGTGTTGAGGATGCCTCCGCCCACTTGTTCAAGACCACCAACGCCACTATCGTTGCGGTGTTCAAAGTCAACCCAATGTTTGGAACTCGTGTGCTGTACCGAGCCTACGCCAAGGATGGGCGAGACAAAACCAATGACGGGCTGGATGTGGGGCTGTTTACACAGAACGCGGCAAACAATGCCGACGTCGTGAAGCTAATGGCAAACGAAATCCCTTGCGGGGAGTACCGCACGGCGCAGTCTGAAATGGGTATTTGGTACATCAACAAAGGCGTTACCTATACTTGCAGAATCAGTGTTCCACCAGAGCCGGGGCGGTTTGTGGGGCAGATAACCGTGGGATGGGAAACCGAACCCGAAAACTTAGAATCAGCACGAACCATGCTGAGTATTGCAGCAACCATGTTATCTAGGAGTAAACAATGACCTTGAGTGACCTGAACCCACTTGCCGCTATTGGGGGCAAACTCATTGACCGTTTTTTGCCTGACCCGATTGCTGCTGAAAAGGCCAAAGCTGACCTGTTTCAGATGCAGCAAAACGGTGAACTGGCGAAGATGGCAAACGAGACCGAGATGTTTAAAGCCGAGCAGCAAAACACCACAGACCGCTGGACTGCGGATATGTCCTCAGATTCATGGCTGTCTAAAAATGTGCGCCCAATGACCTTGGTGTATATCCTGACCGCTTACCTCACACTGGCTATTCTGGACGGCTTCGGCTTTAAGATTTCCGAGTCTTACGTTACGCTGCTTGGGCAGTGGGGCATGCTCGTAATGGGTGCGTACTTTGGCGGCAGAACGCTTGAAAAATTAGCCGACATGAAAGGTAAAAAATGAGCCATCTAAGTAAACACTT